TATGAAACAATTAGATTGTTATTTTTTAAAATGTAATGTTGAATTTAAAGAAGTTAAAGTATTAAAAGAGAAGGTTAGAAATGCGACTAAAATAATTATAGAAATTTATAAAAAAGGGGAATTAACAAAGAAGGAGTTTATAACTAATATGATTAAAATTCGTGAAATACAATTAAATTCTGATATTTATACTAAATTTATTAATTGTGGATTAGAAAATTGTTATGATGTACATAAAAAATTATGTGATAATTTATTAAGAATACTATCAAATTATAATGTAAAATATAAAAAACCTGCTAAATATACATTAACAGATTATAAAAAAATAATGTTATTATATCTAAAACAAATAGAAATATTACCAATTGCTAATAAAAAGACTTTAAATTAAGGATTCCATAAATTTATTCATATCTTTAGTTCCCATACTTGAATTACAATTTTGACAAATTGGTTTTAAATTAGATACAGTTGTTTCGCCACCATTTGCTTCTGCTATAATATGACCGCAATTGAAAGATAATTGGGTAATATCTGTGACAAAACAACAAGTACATTTAGATTTTCCAATTTCTTCACCTATATATTTATTCCATACCAATCTTTTAATAGTTGCTGAAATTGGTTGTTTTTTATTTTTGAGTGTTTTAGGAACTTTTTCTAAATATTCACCACCGCCTGTTCTATCAACCTTTCTTTTATTTGTTTTAATATCTTTAATAAAAATATCAGGATTATTTGATAATTGTTTATATTTAATTTTATCAATATTTTTAAATAATATTTCTAGTGCGTTTGGATTTCGTGAAAAAGCATACCAATTAATTTTATCTAGATTATTATTAAGAATTTCAATGGCATTTGGATTTCCAGAGAAAATATCCCAATCAATTTTATCTTTATAATTATTTAATAATTGGATGATATTAATATTTGAATTTCCTGAAAGATAATGCCAGCAAATCTTTTTAATATTTGATTTAATAATATCAAATGCACCAGTATTCTTTGATAATTCATTCCAATCAATTTTATCTTGATTTTTCTTTAAAAGTTGAATGGCATTAGGATTTGATGATAATTTCCTCCAATTAATTTTATTTTGATTAATTTTTAAAATAGGAATGGCATTTGGATTTTCTGATAATTGTAACCATTTAATTTTATCAGGGTATTCTTTTAAAATTTCAATGGCATTTGGATTTCGTGATAAAGAATACCAATTAATTTTATCTTTATTTTCATTGAGAAGGTCAATAGCATTTGGATTTTCAGAAAGAACATCCCAATTAATTTTATTAGGATTTTCTCTTAAAATCTTAATTGCTAAATCATTTTTAAATGCTGAAAGATTATTCCAATAATTATCAGTTGCCAATTTAATATATTGCTTGACCTTTTCATCTTGTTTTAAATTTTTCTTCAAATGTTTAATTAAGATTGGATAAAATAAAATTGGATTAGTTTTCATACAATCATCCCAATCTAATTTATTTATATCAATCCAATCTAATAATTTATATTTATCATCCATTTTTTACAACAGATATATATAATAATCTTTTATTTATATCTATTCAATAAATAATTTATTTATATCAAATTTCATATTATTATCTTGAAAATAAGTTGCATAATAATTCCAATCTATTTTATCACTTTCATTAAAACACAGAAGAATCCAATTAATTTTATGAGGATATAATTTTAATAATGAAATAGCATTTGAATTTTCAGACAATTTACACCAATTAATTTTATCAATATTTTCAGTTAAAATATCAATGGCATTATGATTTCTTGAAAGAAAATACCAATCAATTTTATCAGGATTTGATTTTAATAAAGAGATGGCATTTGTATTTTCAGACAATCTACTCCAATTAATTTTATCAGGGTTTTCAGTTAAAATATCAATGGCATTAGGATTTCTTGAAAGTGAATACCAATCAATTTTATCAGGATTTGATTTTAAAAGTTCAATGGCATTTGGATTTTTAGATAATGAGAACCAATAAATTTTATCAGGATTTGATTTTAATAAAGAAATGGCATTAGGATTAGCAGACAACCAACGCCAATTAATTTTATCTAAATTTCTTGAAAGAAGTTCAATGGCATTTGGATTTAAAGAAAGATTACGCCAATTAATATTTTCTTGATTTTGATTAAGAATTTCAATAGCATTAGGATTTTCTGATAATAAATTCCAATCAATATTATCAATATTATTTTTTAGAATTTGAATGGCATTAGGATTAGATGATAAAAATTTATATATATTCATATTTATTATTCAATATGATTATATAAGTATCATTATTTTATATAATAATATAAAAATTCGTTAAATGTGATAATGGTTATTAATTTTGATGAATATTTTATATAATAGTAGTAATTATTATTACTGTTTGATTTAATATCATTTATTAGATATAAATTAAATATTAAATTTTCAATAGTTATTAGTAAAAAGTAATTTAGATTATTATTGATAAAATCATAAATTAGTTTAAATGTAAAGAAGCGAAAAACAAGATGAGAATATAATTGTAAATCATAATTATTTTTAATAGAAAATAACGAACTTGAAATATATGGTGGTATAATAAAAATAAAAGTAGATAAAAAATTTATAATATTTATATTAACAAATAAATATAATAAACAGATAATAACTAAATATTTATCAAATTTATGATAAATTGAATTATTTTTATATTTATACCAATAGATAGGTGAAGCAATTGAAATTAAACTTAAATTAAAAGTTAGAAAATACAATTGTTTAAAATATGAATGACTGATAAGATTAAAAATCCAAAAAGAAGAAATACCTAATATTATTTTATTCTTATTAGGCATTAATTCAGCGTCATCATAAATATCAGTTAATAATAAATTTTTAATAAAGTTCATAATATTTATTTTTTAAACTATTTTTTTAAATGATAGATAATAATAATAATAAATAAAAAGTATTAATTTATTTTAATAAAAATAAAAAATGAATATATACATATATATAATAATTACGAATGTCTGCATTTATGAGAGAGTGTGATTCTGGTATTTGGTTTAACGAAGAAGACCCAGAAGATGAATCATATAAACCTGAATGCTGCACTAATGTTTATCTTGATAATGCATGTGGCAAATTTGATATAATTGATTGCGAAACAAATTATATCAATAATAATAATGATGATCTTCAATATTACAAGAAATTTAATAAATATCTTGAAATCCTTGAAGATAATCTTCCCTCAAAAGATGAAGATTATGACGCAGACAACGAGACCTGGTGCTAGATATTAATCGTCAAAAAATGACAAAATTAAGTTTTTGTCATTTCATATAAAAATAAAAGACGCTCCTAGAAGGGTTTGAACCTTCGACCTAACGGTTAACAGCCGTTCGCTCTAACCAACTGAGCTATAGAAGCATATTTATAATAATAAACTTATCCTTAAATATATTTTTATTATTTTAATAATAAAAAGATAAAAAAATGATTAAATAATATGTAATTATTTTTATTACGATGCTGAAAGTAAAGTCCTTTATGAATAAGGAAAAACGCTATGCTTATAACCACATTAAATATTTGGGTATTAACAGAAACGGGATTATATTTGGTGGAATGGTGAGAGATGAAATAATAGCGACACATTATAAATCCTTGTTTGATGAACATTGTGAAACAAACAAGAGTATTTATAAGAAGTTCTGGAATATGAACTATCACGTGGAAACTATTAAACGAACACTCATTCCAAATGATATGGATATTTATTTTCAAAATAATGAATTTGCGGAGACATTTATCACGGCATTAGATAATTTTGCGAAGTCGTACAATGGTAATATTAGAATTTCTAATAGACTATTGTATGGGTTTGGAGAAAATCTAATTCATAAAAAAATCCACTTGAATTTATTCATCGGTAAGACAATGGTTTATAATGGAACTATTTTAAAGTTGAATGTTGATGTAATTATTAACACTTCTGCGGAAATCCTAGAACCTCCATTTAATAACGGAGACTTCACCTGCAATTTATTCGTAATGAGTAAAAAAGATGAAGACTATGAGATTCGCTTGTCTAAAAATACGGGAACGAAACTTGATAGAATGTCATTTGTTAGGAAATCAAATCTTCAAACGAAGATTATGAATGATCTAATCTCGGGTAATACTGAGTTTATTAGAACTTCTATGGCGAATGATACGGAATATGTCAATGGGTCTCGTATCCTTAAAATGTTGGATAAAGGTATGAAAATTACAAACCTTCAATTTAGAGAAGTTGAAACCACGACTGCCGATGAAAACTGTGATATATGCCAGATGTGCATTCAAACAGAAAATTCATCAGGACCATTTATTGAATTACTTACAAACAAACATTCAATTAATACAATGCATAAACCTTGCTTCCTAAGATATTTGAGAATTGAGGTTGATAGGAAAAATAGAAACGCGGAAACAAATGCTATTGAATGCAGATGTACTAGACGAAATGTATTTAACTTTAATAATAGTTATAAGTATTCATCAGTATTTTAATTAGATTTTGTTATTTCCATAATAACATCAAATACACTAAATAATTTTTCAACATCTCCATATTTATTTTTTTTGCCATAATATCCAATAAAATTATATTTATCTCTTCCTTTCTCTTTTTCTAATAATAATGCATCGTGTTTTATTTTAATAATATTATATAAACATGCATATACAATTGTTAAAATTTTATAATTATCTGAATTATAATAATTATTTTTACTTTTTACAAAACTATGTATTTTATATGTATTATCTTTTTCAATTGTATTAATTATTTCAAATATCTTCTTTCCCTTATATTCAATAATTTCTTTAAAATGGTTTGCTATAATCGTTATAAATATTATATCTTGAATTATAATATTTTCATTATAATAATATCCAGATGTTGCTGCTCCTTGTCCTACTTTTTCATTTCTAATAATTGTTGTACCTAACATATTCACATTTTTAAAATAAGTATCAAAAATATTCAATAATGATTTATCTGTTATATTAATATTAATAGGTTTCCCATTTTGAACTGTTCTTGCTTTTGTTAATAATGCTGAATATAAAGCATTTATATTAGTTTTTTCTAATCCTATTTGATTACCTAATTCATCATTATCTTCATATTCTTCATTCATTTTTCGCGATTGTCTAATTTGTTTTATACTAGTCGCAGGTTTTTTAGATGATGGTTCTTTAATTTTTTTCAAATCAGTTTTATTTAAAAATAATGATGGCATATTAACAGGATAAACGTCTGATTGAATTAATATAGGTATATATCCATTTCTTTTCTTTTCATTAAATTCTTCGTGATTTGGATATAAACCAGTTATATTAGTTCTTATTTCTTCTTGTTTAACAAATAATGATAAAAATTTATTATTTGAATAAGTTTTATTTATTTTCTGGATTGTTTCATTAATATTAACATCTGTATCATAAATGATTAAATTTAATTTATCTATCTCTATTTTTAAACTTGTCAATATTATATTATTAATATTAGCAATATTGAATAATATTAATAAATATGAATTGAATATTACAATCATATTATAATTAATATCTAATAATGATTTTGCAACATTAATAGCATCAATAATATCTTCATTTAAACCTTTAATTTCATCAATTTTATTTTTATAAGTTTTTATAATATTTATAATTTCAAATATTTCAATAATAATATCTTTATTTAATTTTGATGTATCAGCAATAACTTCATTTTTATAAATATATGTAAAATTCATTACTGAATATGCAAAAGTGGCAATTGTAAATATTAATATCAGTATTAAATTATCATCATCAAATCTAGTATTTTGAAGTAATACTGTAATTGATTCTTTTAATATATGTATATTTTTTCTAGCATCATCTAATGATGTATTTGATTTATAAATATTAGTATTATAATAATAAATGTTAGTATAATAATCACTATATCTATTTGTTATAAATTTATTAAAATTATGTGATAAATTGGTTATTGATTCTTTCAAACTTAGTGCACTATCTTTAAAATAATGTTCCTGAATATTTTTAATATTATTATTTATATCATCTATATTTTGTTTCATAGTATTTATAGTTATACTTGTAATAGTTGAAATAGGATTAACAGAAGTAGTTATATAAAGAATGGTTTGGATAGTTTGAAGTGTATTTTCATAATTTGATTTAATAGATAATAATCCTTCGTTAATTTGTTCTATATATTGAATAGTGGCATTTAAATTTTCAATATTATAATAATCTATAATAAGTTCATCAATCATTTTAAATCCGTTAAAAATAATAGGAGTAATTTTATTATTTATGAAATCAATAAAAATATTTATATTTTCTTCAATAATCTTATTTAAATATATGATACGATATAATAAAAGTTCATTATAATAATTAATTCTATTTTTGACACAAATAATATCAGTAAGAGTTGTATTAATTAATATTTCTTTAAAAAAATTAATAATTTCATCTTTCATATTTGCCGAATCAATACATAACTTATAATTATAATAAGGTAATAATTCTGTTAAAACATATGAATATAAACGCGATGATAATTTATTCTTTTTTTCATCATTCTTTTTCTGTGTTTGTTGTGCTGGAACACCACCAGTTAATATATTTTTTGCCGATGGTTTAATTTGTCTACCTGACCTAGATTGAGTACCAATATTTACCTGAGTTTTTACTTGCTGTAGTGGTGGTGGTTGTGTTTGTGATTTTACTTTTAAAGGTTTTGATGATTTTGCTACTTGAAGTCCTTGTGATTGTTGTATTATTAATGGTTGTTGTTTAACTGACTTTGATGATTTTTTAATAGGTATTGGTGTAGGTATTGAAACAGGTATTGGTGTAGGTATTAGTTGTTTTGATGACTTTGATGATTTTTTAATAGGCATTGGAACAGGTATTGGTGTAGGGATTGGAACAGGAATTGTTTTATTTGGTTTTTTAATATTAGTTGTTATAGATGCTTGTGTTTTTATGGTAGTTTTCCTTGATTTAGGAGGTGGTTTAATATTTGGGTCTGAAATAAATTTTTTATAATCTTTATAAATTTTTTCTTCATATTCATTTAATGTTTTATTGATAGATTTTGTTTCTAGATTTAATTCAGGATAAATATCCCATATAATTTTAATTTTATTTTTAAAATCATTGATAATAGTTTTATATTCTTGTCCTGATGCATGAGTAATTTTAGCATATGTATAATATGAGAATATAAATATATTTCTTTTATCTTCTGGCAAATATTTATTTATTTTTGTAAAAATAGTATCAATATTAGCATTAACATAATTATAATCTTTAACATTATCTTCGTGAATATCTAATAATAAATCTAATGATAATTCTTCAAAATTTTTAATATTGGTAAAATATCTTGCAATTATATTTATGAAATCAAATGTTTTATTATAGAAATTATCAATCATTGTTTTAATCTCTGTTTTTTGTTCTGTCTTAGTATTAATTACTTTTGCAATTTTAGGTTTTGATGTTTTTTTCCTTTTTCTTGATTCTTCTTCATCTTGTGCCATAACAGCATCATTAATATCAGCAACTATTGGATTATATTTCGTTTTTATAGTATTAATAAAATTTGGATTAGTATTATAATCTTCATCAACTAATAACATAGCACATATATTATTATAACTAGAAATGGCATTTATTAAATTTTTGCATTTTGTAAAATCATTTGGAGAATTACTAACTAACCATGCATATTTATTGAAAATAGTATATTTAATACCTGGAGCAGCATTTGTAGCATAGTAACCATTATATTCATTCATAATAAGATAAACATCATCATCATTCTTAATATTATTAATTTTAGGAGTATTATTCATTTTTGTATCAATAATTCTCAAAATATCTATAATTAAAGTTAGGTCTAATGTTTCAAAATAGTTTTTTTCAGGTCTTGTAGATGAATCATAATAATCATCAATAATTGTTAAATATGTAAATATTATTTGATTACTTTTAGCATAATAAATATTAATTATATTATAAATAAATTCAAATATATCTTCATTTATATAACAGGTTAAAATATCATTATTAGCAGGAAATTTAAAACTATTCAATATTAAATTTCTGTCAGATGGTTTTAAAGTTTGAAGAACTTCATTTAATTTTGCCAGAAAACAATCAGCATATCTATTTAATTCATATGGTATTTTATTAGAAGTTTTTAATTCTATAATTGTATATGTATTATAGAATATTCGCAATTGATAAATAATAATAAGCATAAAATAATTAAAAAAGGTAAAATTAAAATTATCATCTGTTATTAGGTCATTTTCATTAATAGTAGGATTACCAGGTGTTAATTTAACAAAATATCTATAATGTATTTTAATATGTTTAAATGCTATAAATGAAAAAATATTTTTTTGTAAAAAACTTATAAAATATTTAAATGTCATAAGTTCTCCATTTCTATATAATGTCAAAACTGCCCTTTTTTCCTGTTTTTGCGATGTTGGTGTTGAAAATACTTTATTATAATCTGTTGCCGTTACAGTTTTAACATTTCCAGTCATTATTGAACGTGCTGCTGATAATTTATCGCCTGATATAAAAAAACAGTCTTTATTAGGTGATAAATTATTATATTTACTACAAAATAAGGACTGTCCCCAATCGCCAGATTTCTTTAAATCAAATAATATTTCAATAATATCATTAATTCTTTTAATGATATTAGGTTCATCACTATTATAAAAACAATAAATAATTATAAATTTTAATACAAAATCTTCTTGTGAAACACTTCTTAAATTAGTAATTAATAATTTAATATAATTATCAATTGCCTGCATTTTGGTTGCTTCTGGTTGATGATGTAAAAGATTAACTAAATTGTCAATATAATCTTTAACTTTTGGTTTTTCATTAAATGATTTTGTATATACAATTACATTATGCATATTAATACCATTAATAGATAATAAAGTATAAAAACAACAATCATTATTTAATCTTATTTCGTTTGGTGATGTAATTTGTGATTGTATTTCCATTTGTGGAAATTTAGAAATATCAAATCTTTTAAATATTATAACAGGATTATATTTATTTTGAATATTCACATTTACATCTTTGATAATTGTAAAATTGATATATTTGCGAACAATGTTTCGTGTTGAATAATTATATTCATCGGGTGTTGTTTCAGGAGCATTAAAGTTAGTATTTGTAATAGATGTAAAATCGTTATATTCAGTTGGTTCAATTATAATTTCATTTGATGGATGTGGGTCATAACCATTTTCAAATGGTTTGCATTGATTCGCAATTTTACTAAATACAGTTACATTTTTATTTGATAAAACTTGAGATATTTCATTATTTATAAATATTTTTGTATCATACATATATTTATAATTACTTGAATTAGCATCATAACCAAAATAATCACGAATAATTTTAATAATAGTATCATTATCAACATCATTTTCCGTTATTACTTTACTAACATCAATTGTAGGATAATATATGAATTTTGTTGAATCATTATTAACATCTATAAATTGAAAATTACCATAATCATTAATATCATCTATTAATTTACCTTCACTTATTTTAGTTACAGTTTCAACTAATATATTTTCTTCATAATATGAATCTTTAGAATTATTACCCATATTACCATATAAATCTTGTAATTTATTTCTTCTATCTTGGTCTGTGATATATGATAATGCTTTTTTATATGATTCATTCATATAACTTCTAGTATATGATGAAACATTATCATAAAAATCGTGTTTAGAATCTAAAATATGCATAACTGATAAAAAATCTTTACCATCTTGTTTCAAAGCACCTCCAAATTTTTTATTACTACTTTTTTTAATTTTTGAATAACTTTTAAACAAAGGTTCTAATGATTTTGATTCTAATGAACTTTTTTTAGTTTCTTTTTTTTTATCAAAATTTAATAATATATCTTTATTGGAGGTAAAGAAATTATCCAAATTAAAATAATCATTAATTCTTGATTTAATAATATTTGCTTTAAATTTGCTAAATGAAATATTATTAACTTTTTTATCTGAATAAATAAATTTTTTATAATATTTATAATCACTGATATATTTAATAATTGAATTATAATTTTTTTTTGGTTTTTGTTTAGAATCATTTAAATCATTCAATTCCTTAACATTTCTTATATATTGAATATAATCATTATAAATTCTATTTCCTATTATTTTTTCTTGAAATATATTCTTACTACTTCTTGAAGAACTTGATATTCGTTGTTGATTAATATCATTTCTTGATGGAGTTGTTATTCGTTGTTGAATTGGTTGTTGATTAATATCACTTCTTAATGGAGTTGTTATTCGTTGTTGAATTGGTTGTTGATTAATATCATTTCTTGATGGAGGTATTATTCGTTGCTGAATTGGTTGTTGATTAATATCATTTCTTGATGGAGGTATTATTCGTTGTTGAATTGGTTGTTGATTAATATCACTTCTTAATGGAGTTGTTATTCGTTGTTGAATTGGTTGTTGATTAATATCACTTCTTAATGGAGTTGTTATTCGTTGTTGAATTGGTTGTTGATAAATATCATTTCTTGATGGAGTTGTTATTCGTTGTTGAATTGGTTGTTGATAAATATCATTTCTTTCTTTTATTTCATTAATGTCAGAAGTTATAATAGGTTGAATATCATAATTATTTATAGTTACACCACCTTTATTAAGTTTTTTCATTATACTATAATTATTATATATAATTATAAAAAAAAATAATAAATGTATATTGATGATAAAATTAATGTTTATATAATAAATATGAAATAATACTTAAATTGGTAAAGATGAGAGTATTAATGCGAAAATTAATGTTTCTATATCTTAAATTAGATAAAATATTATTTTTTCTTATTTTTGTAAATATATATATAATATCTTCTTTTACATTAACCATTATAAAAAGATATATAAGGATAATTTGCTGAAATCCTTAAATATCTTTTTATAATTATTTATTTAGATATAGTGAAAAAGCAGTTATACAAGATATAATTAAAAATCTATGTATATCATATTTTGAGATTTTTTTACTTTTTTTATCTAAGATTTTCATATAATTAATAATAAAATCATTCTTATTATTTAAAACTTTCTTGAACTTATTCATATTAATAATATAAATAACAAAAATAATATTTATATGAATAATGATTATGTTTGTTAGAAATATGTTATATCTTCATTTTTTTCTTTAATGAGATTAATAATTTCATCATACATATCCTCGGGTATTAAAAGATTCTTTTGTTCTTTACTGTCAAAGACGAAAGGACCTTTATAAGTTTTCTTTTCATCACTATAATTATCAACCAATTCATCAAAATCATCAATATCAGTTAAATTATTTTCAAGAAATAATTTAATAACTGCTAATTTATTTTTTGATTTAAGAGGAGTTATTTTTTCAATTACTTCTGTTAAATCTAATTCAGGTAATGATGAAGATAATGATACAAGTTCAATAGCAATATCAATTGTTATTTTTGATTTGTCTTTAATGTCTAATTTTTCAAGAACATCTGTTGGCAAATCTTTAATTTTAAGATATTTATTAATAGTTCCTTTTGAAACTTTTGTTAAATTCTTGACTTTATCAATATCGTAAGTATCACATAATTTAGAATATGATTTAACTTTATCACAGTTAGATAAATTATTTTTTTGAATATTTTCAATTAAACTAATTTCTTCTGCAATTTTATTAGAAACTGTAATAATAATACAGGGAATAGTATGTTTATTTAATGATTTCATTGCTAAATATCTTCGCTGACCTGCAATAATTTCATATTTGTCATTACTTTCAATTTTTCTAACTGAAATAGGATTAATTAAACCAATGTCATCAATACTAGATGCTAGTTCTTCAATTTCATTAATTTGAGTTTTTCTAACATTAATATCACTAATAATAAGTTTATCAACATTAATATTAACAATATTCATTATTCAGGAATTTATATTTGAATAAATATTATAAAATAATCATTTTTTTATTATTTGCTTTAGTATTAAAAAATGATTATTACTTTTAACATTAACATTAAATGCAATTAAATAAAGATATTTGTGAAATTATTTCAAATTATATTTATAAATCATCTGTAAAATATGAATTATTAGATTGGATAGATATTGATAAACTTAATTGGGATTTATTATCATCTAATCCAAATGCCATTCAACTTTTATCTGAAAATAAGGAAAAAATACAATGGTATTTATTATCATCAAATCCAAATGCCATTAATCTTCTTAAAGATAATCCTTCTAAAATTGATTGGTATTTTATCGCTAAAAATACATCTGCTATTGAAATTATAAATGATAATATTTATAAAATTAGTTGGTATGTTCTTTCAGCAAATCCAAATGCCATAGAACTTTTATTACAAAATCCAGATAAAATTTATTGGAAACAATTTTCAACAAATCAAAATTCAATATCATATTTAAAAAATAATATTGATAAAATATTCTGGCATCAATTATCAGCAAATTTAAATGCCATTGACCTTCTTAAAGATAATCAAGATAAAATTGATTGGGTTGCATTATCATCAAATCCAAATGCCATTAACTTTCTTAAAGACAATCCTGATAAAATTGATTGGAATGTATTATCAATTAATCCAAGTGCCATTGACCTTCTTAAAAATAATCCTGATAAAATTGATTGGCATTTATTATCACAAAATCCAAATGCCATTGACCTTCTTAAAAACAATCCTGATAAAATTGATTGGGATTATATCTCTTTAAATCCATCTATATTTAAGGAAATTAAAGAAGATAATTTAGAATTGGTAAAGAGAACATTAGAAATTATTTTAATGTAAAAAAAGAAATGGAAATTATTTAGTTTCAGTTAAAGTTTCAATAACAGGTAGATTTAGTTTTTTTCTAATTTCAGCAATTAATTTACTGAAATAACCTCTGCCTTGAAAGAATTGTTTTGCCATTACACCGCAACATAAATCAATATCAGCAGTATTTTCTAAATGAATAGCATTAAATGATGTTAAAACTTCATTTAAATATTTTATAGATAATAAACTACATTCATTATAATTAGTAGAACTTGTATCACAATAAAATTGTTTTCCAATAACATATTTTTTATTCGTATCATTTACCAATAATTCTTTCATATCATTAACATCTAATGGACGTTTTAGTTTTTCGTGCCAAGTATTACCAGCAATAACATCGCCCAGTCTTAAATGAATAACTGTTGAATCTTGAATATCATCTGGTAAAAGATGTTTATTATTTTTAATAAAATCTAAAACAATATTTGTAATAACAGTTAAATTATCTTGGTGATTTCTACTTTGATAAATTATATATTTTGTTGCAAATGAATCTGGATAATCTTTTATAATCTTATGTAATAAATTATTATCAAATAATCCTGGATAATATATTAAATCGCCTAATCTATAATTAGATAATTCCATTTATAAATAATTATAGTACAATTGAATTATTTATATATAATTTATTCACCAAATATTGAATCTACTACTTCTGAACCTATACCAAATCCTATACCACCGCCTAAACCGGACATAAATGAATTTCCAAAAGAACCACTATTATTATCTCTAATAATAACCGGAGGAGGTTGAAATTGATTTTGAAATTGAGGTTGTTGTTGTTGCATATTATTATTTACTTTATTATTCATAAAAGCGTTAAATTGTTCTGGTGTTAGGACAATTAAATTTTGATTAGGTTGCTGTTTTTTATTTGATTTGCGACTAGCACCGCCTTTTTTAATATAATTATTTAAATTTGAATATTTAACATATTTATTTTTTAGAAATATTTTATTATTATTTTTATCTAATTTATACTGACTGATTAAGAATCCATCTGGATTTTTATCGCCATCAATATCTAATGGTTCAATTATATAATATTTTTTAATCATTCTTTCTTCTAATTTAAATCATTAAAATAAATTATTTAAATTTTCTATTAATTTATTCATATCTATATTTTTTCTATGTAATAAATCAGCAAAAAAAGATTTTTTACTAATAATTATTCGTGGAAGAGAACTTAAATCAACATTTCTATTTTTAATATCATTCATTAATTTATTTGATATTAATATCGGTTTATGTTTTTTATCAGTATCTACAACTAATATCTCTTTTAATTTATTAACAGTAATATAATTATTTTTAATATAATTAATACTATTAGTTTTTATATTAATACTAAATTGT